GGCCTGTTGGCCACGGTCTCTGGGTCTATGCCATGCGTCTCCATGGCGTTGAGCAGTGCCTCTGACGTGTCCACCAGTGCGCTCATTCCCTTGCTGTGTTTCTCGAAGTGCTTCATCAGGTTATGATCTTGGGTTTGGCGGGTGTCTGTATGGTCGAGAATATCCTCTTGTACTCTCCCTCGATCTTGTCGTTGATGTATGCGATCGCGATCACCTGCGCCTTGGCTATCTTTATGATCTCTTCTTGTCTGGCAGTGGAGAAAAACGTGCCAAACGCCAGTCCTTGAGGTCCCTGCATCAGCACCAGTGACTTCTCTATGCTCACGCTAGAGTCGTCGTTGCCTTTGTAATTCGCTATGACCTCTTCTCCGGAAGCCAGTTTAAGAGTGATAAGATCTCCATCTTTGTATTTTTCAAACATAACCTTATTATAAACTATTGTGCGAGCTTGTCAATGTATTTCCGCAACTCCTTGTCCTGCACGTCGGCGGGAATGTTGTTCATAAAGAATATCTGGTAACTGTCCGACCCGTACTTGCCGATGCCGTGTAGGTCGCTGGCCTCTTTTTTATCCCATGCGAGATATTGCTCTGTCATCCGCCTTATCCTCTTTGATCTCACCTCCCACATGCCCAAGGGTTTCAGCATCTCCTGTTGGGTCTTCAACCTGCCACGCAGGTATGCACGGGGGTTGGGATATCTCTTGAACAGTCGTGGTAGGATTATCTTGACATGTTTCCTGTATGTTAGGTTCAGGCACATCACGGCCACCATGTGTTTCCATTCACGGTGTGGTCCACGTATTTGCTGTTGCACCATCAGGTGTTCAACCATTGGTTTGATCATGTGTAAATTATATTTGGTATTATTTTTTTGTCAACTGCCGGTTGATGAATTTCGCCATGCCGTCGTAGGTCTCCTGGAACACGTTACTGTGCTGGCTCCATTCCTTGGGCATCTCCCAACGGTCATGATTCACCACGATCCACCTGGTGTCAGGATCCGAATAGCCCATCAGTTTGTGGAACTGGTATATCCAGTAACTGGGATCCACTGGTCTCTTGATGTAGGTGTATCCCTCTGATCCTGTGTACATGTTGTTGATATTGTCTTTCTCTAAAGGATGCAGATCAAATCCCAACATGAATATGGCCTTGGGCTTGAACGTCAGGGCGAGATTGCCCGCGTGCGGTCCGGTGCCCCAATGGAAAGGCTCATCCTGCCGCTTGTCTCCCGAGTAAGGTAAGTCTGGTAATTTACGGACGTTGGGCCATGCCGCGAACTGATCCGCCCAGTCCTGTCTTGTGTAAATTGTCGTGCCTTTACCAACCGCGTTCACGGCCTGCTGGCACATGTGGCGATCAGCACACACCAGATACTCGGTTACGAAATCTCTGTAGATGGCATTACAACCAATTACCGTGCTGAACGATTTCAATGGGGAGATGTCAAATCCCCTCCTTGATTCGCCGTTGCCTATTATGCTCACATACTTGGTCATAACGCTATTTAATCACCCCTTTACACGCACACAGAAGCACGTACACTGCTGGTAAAATTCAAATTGGAATAGTTGTACATATCACTCATTTTCGTTGATTAAATGCCATATGGTGCGGTATTGATCCCATGCTTTCTTGAGTGCTGGATGCTTACGTCTCAGCTCAATGGCCTCTACTCCCACCATCTCCAGCTCATCATACGCGGTCTCATTGTCCTTTGCTCGCTGTGACTGTTCCACTAGTTTCCGTTCTCCGTTTGGTAATTGTTCATACACTGTCTCGCCACCATCCGGTGATGTGTATATGGGCATTGGTATGATCTTCCTGCTGACTTTCTTTTTCTTCTTAATCCTTTTCATTAGTAGTGTTCCTTGTGATTAGCGCCCGGGTGTGCATATCTCATTCCACCTTTCTTGTCAGCATCTCCCTCGTGCCTGGGTATGAGATGTATGTGTGGCCAGTAGATGGTCTGTCCCGCACAGTTGCCGATGTTCATGCCCACGTTGTATCCATCCATCATACCCTCTGACACCCAGTCCTGTGCTGTCTGGTATGCGAGTTCGTAGGATTTGCCTACGTACTCTGGTGTGTCCTTCTTGGGTATGAACAGGGTGTGTCCTTCCACACAGGGATAACGGTCCCGGAACACCGCTGTGAATTCAGTCTCAAAGATCGGAGTGTCGTTGCTGAGCCACACTGATTCTTCGTAGTGGTCTACCTTCTCATATGGCTTCTTGTAGATAGGTTTTCGCGATGGCATTGGTTTCTATGATTCCTATCCTTATATTACTGGAATTTGGTCTGTGTCGCAACCGGATTTCCTGCCAGTACTTGGTCTTGGGCACACTGGGATTGTGATCATGAACGTCCAATAAATTTACCAGGGCCTTGCGAACCTTCTCTGCACCACCGTGTTTCCGACAGGTGTCGGACCTGCCCACGTGTACGATTTTATTTCCTATCTTTATTTTATAAACACAGGACAATCTTATCCATTTGGTCTTGGGATTCTTACTGTGTCGTATTTTGTATCGCTCTATGGTGTAGAGGTCTTCTATAGTGTACCATTTCATGCTATCAGTCCAACGAAGTAGGCACCAATGATCCAACCCATCACACCAAAAACGAAGTCATCCCAACTCCAGTGTCCTTTGGTCCATAGGTCCAGTGATTCCTTTATGACTGTGGCAACTAGGCCTAGGTATATGAACGGTTGCCAGAACACTGCCAACAGTGTTAGGAACATGGCCCAGAAGAAGTGCAGTTGTAAATCTGCTCTAATGTGTGTGATGGTAGTTTGTGCTACAATCTTATAGATGTGTTTAATATCTAACATTCTTTATGCCCAACTGTTTGTACACCCGTTGAACTTTCTTGGCCTGGAAGTAACAGTCCTCCAAGGCGTTGTGTAGCCCAACTCTTTTCTCGGTTTCCCTCGGTACCAACGAGAACAGCGTCCTCGAGTCCCTGATCTGCCAGTACTGCCATGGTTGTGGGTGACCCAGTTGTGAGTACAAATTCTGTAGTATGGCGTAGTCGAACAAGGGTCCTTGGCACCAGAACACGTCCACTCCCACTGACCACTTGTTGATGGTCTTGATCATTGCGTCCAAAGAAATACGATCTTTATCACCCAAGGCCTCTTCCATGATCTCTGGGTCTTGCCTGCCCCACCAATCTAAAGTGTCCTGCATCACATCACGACCCATCTCGGTCTGTGAGTCCACGTCCACCCGGAAGTACATGCCCTGAGAGGGTTCCGCCGAGGTGTGGGGATCAAACTTGACCCCGCCCACTGTCAGTATCGTGGCGTTGGGATTGGTACTCAATGTCTCCAGATCTATCATGGCGTGTATCATATCCTGATCCCCGCGTACTTGAATATCTTTTCCGGAACGTTTATTCCGGTTGCCCGTTCGAATCCCTCGAACCCCGGGGCCGAGTTGGCCTCACATATCTTGTAGCCATTGCCATTGAACAGCAGATCCACACCACAAACGTCTAGGTCCAAAACCCTTGCCACCTGTAGCGCCAGCATCTCCATCTCCTCATCTATGGCATATGGTTTGGCCTCACCACCTCTTGATATGTTCGCCCTAAAGTTTCCGTCCGTGCTGGACCTCTCCATAGCACCTATGACCTTGCCTCCCACGACGATCAGTCTGAGGTCACGCCCAGCAGATTCCTCCACGTACTCCTGTATAATCATGGAGTTCTTGGAGTCTAGTGATGATATAAGTTCCTGCAGATCTAAAAATTGTTTAAGTGTCTCACACAGGTAGACGCCCGCGCCGTGCGATCCTGTTACCACCTTGATCACGCAGGGCAGTCCTATCTGTTTCTCCACCAAGTCCTGCGACACCGGGAAACGTGCCAACATGGTCTTGGGTATGGGCAGTCCGGCCTGCGCCAGTATCTGGTTGCTGTAGAACTTGTCCTTGGATGATTCTATGGCCGTTGAATTCGGCAGTGTAAGAACGTGCAGTCTCTCCAACTGCCTCAGCACTGACAGATTGTAGAAACCCGTTGAACTACCTGTCCTGGCCAGGCACACATCTGGCAATTCCGTTGCTTCTCCTTTGTATCTGATAGATCTCCTGTCATCGCGTGATACCAACAGATCTACTTCATCCGCGAACACCACGGTGAAATTTATGTCCATGTCCTTGGCCACTTTGATAAACCTATCACGTTCATACATCTGTGAACTCAGACGATTGGCCAGCATCCAAAATTTACTCATGCTGTTATTATACTACACTATGTTGGTAATGTCAATTAGGCGTCGGGCTGTGATTGTCTC